TATACCGCAGAGGATGTGACCGTTTGCCCATTTTGCGCCGATATGGACGGCAAACAAACCGATTTGCAGGAAACCTTTTTTGACAAGGGTGACACGCTTGATGTGACCGGCGATGACGGCAATACCAAAACCCTCAAGCTCAACTATGAGGACATTGAGAACCCACCACTGCACAATAATTGCCGTTGTGTATTGCTACCGATTACTGAATAATGTGATAACATAAAGCGTAAGGAGTAACCAATGCGAAAAGTAACAAAATTGTTCGTCAGCAAAGCACAGTCTATTGACGAAAAGAATATGACTGCCACTTTCAAAATATCTGACGCTCAAACTGATCGTATGGGCGAAATCGTGGATCAGAAAAGTTGGAACTTCAACAACTATATGCTCAACCCGATCCTGCTTTGGGGTCACGACCCTAGCCAACCGGAAAACGTGCTTGGCTCTACCACCGAACTTTCGTATGACGAAAAAGAGGACGCTACATTTGCCACAGTCAAGTTTGACCGTGACATCAACACCAAAGCCGACCTAATTTTCAACCAAGTCGCACGAGGCACTTTGCGTACCGTTTCAGTCGGTATGATCGTTCACAGTGAGGACAGCGAAAAAGACCAGACCATTTTGAAAGATTGTGAGTTGCTAGAAATCAGCATTGTGCCGATCCCTGCCAACCCACGAGCCATAGCTTTAGCATTTACAGAGGGATCAATCAGTAAAAAAGACGCTCTGTTTATGAAAGAAAGTATGGAAAAAGAGCTTACGCTATTGCAATCCGAATTAAGTAAGGATAAAAAGGGAGTAGTTATGAATAAAGTAGCCAAAGTCAAACAAGCAATCGCAAAGAAAGCCGCAGCCGGCGATCTAAGTGATGACGACACTAAGTTCTTGACAGATTTGCTTAGTGCCATCAACGATGTGGACACCCACATTGACGCTGCCGATATGGGCATTGACGCTGTATTAGTCAGTCTTTCAGATTTCCTAGGCGTTACCAACCCTGATGAGGACGCAGCCGATGACAGCGATAGTGCTGACGGTGCGGATGACGAGGGCGATGACGCTACCCCACCTGCAAAATCTACCACGATACCCAAAAAGAAATCCAAAGCTAACGGCGGCACTGATGGTGACCAGTCGGGTGCTGATGAGGACGACAAGGGTGACGGCGAGGATGACGCTGATGACGAGGACGAGATTACGGATGATACCGAACTCACCGAGGATCAGCAAAAAGAGTTTGATGAGGCTTACGAGAAATCGCTTGCCGAGCTGCAGGTAACTAAATAATAATTTGACTTACAAGGAAATAATGATATGACACTCAAAGAACTGGCAGAAAAGAAAGCAAAAGAGTTCGCCGCAGCCCAAGCCAAGGGTTCAACTGTAGGCGCACACGTTCACAAAGACGCTGATATGAGCGCAGATGAAAAAGCACAGGTCACAAAGTGGTTTACCGCCCTAGCCAACGGCGACAAAACTGCACTTCGTGAGCTTGACGGTGAAATTGAAAAAGATTACATCGCCAAGGGCTTTACCGTTACCAAGGCACAAAACGTAGGTACGAACAGTGCCGGTGGCTACCTAGTCCCTGTCACTCTTGACGGCGCAATCCGCAAGAAACTTCGTTACGTTAGTCCAATGCGTCAGATCGCAACCGTCATTGAGAATATGCCGGCAAACCTGAACCTGCCAAGTGAAAACGCTTTGCCTACTGTCTATTGGGCAGCAGAGGGCGCAGCAGGTACAGATAGTGGTTCAACCTTTGACCTGAACAACCTAGTACCTCACAAATTGATTGGTCTTGACAGTATGACCCACGAAACGCTTGTGGACGCTGCAACCAACGAGAGCGTACAGAACTTCGTTTTGGATCGTTTCACCCTAGCCCTGTCATTGGCTGAAAATGACGCTTTCGTAAACGGTGACGGTACGGATCGTCCGTTCGGTTTCCGAAGTTCAGCTATCACGCCTAACAGCGTTGCCGTAGCAGTCCCCGGAACGAACAAGTACACCGACCTCACAGCCCTCAAGTACAAGCTGACTGCCGCTTACCGTATGCTTGGTGTGTTCGTCACATCCGGCGCAGGTATGCAAATCCTTGAAAACTTGCAGGACAGCCAAGGTCGTCCACTGTTCTTACCATCAGTCGTTGAGGGTCGCCCTGACGTTCTCTTAGGTCGTCCGATCTACGAAGTCAGCGAAATCCCAACGAACCTAGGTGTTGGTACGAACGAAACCGAAGTTTGGTTTGGTATGTTTACCAACTACATCATCGGTGACCGTGAGGCTTTGCGAGTTGATGTCGGTACTAACGGCAGCGACTTCGGTAGCGACAAGCTGACACTCCGTGTCATCAAGCGAGTTGCCGGCAAGCCAATCATCGGTGAGAGTTTTGCAAAATTAACGGCTGTAAGATAAGCTAACTAGCTTAGAAAGGTTTACTACTATGCCAAGTTCAAGCAAACAAGCCACAGCAGCAGACGCAGGTGTAACCGAGGGCAAACTGGTTCAGTTTACCAAGGATCTTGCACCCTACTGCAAAGGCGATATTGTCCGATTAGACAGTGAGGCGCAAAAGTACGTTGCGGCTCGTGTCAAAGCCCTACAGATTGAGGGTGATGTTTACAAAACCAAGGTTGAGCCATCCGGCAATCACACCGAGGGCGGCGAAACACCAGTTGTTGGCGCAGTTCAGGCTCAAGACGCAGGTGCAGTTGATGAACCCACCACAGTTCACGGCGGCACGGTTGTCAATGAGCAGGACGCTGACAGCGACAAGAACAAGCCTACCGAGGCTGAAAAAAAGGCTCGTACAAACGATCCTAAAAACCCACGAGGCTAGGCTCTAGCCCTCTGGTCGGAAAGCGTTGGTGTAAAAGCCAACGCTTTTTGTTATCATAAGCAGTAGAGGAACAAACATTATGTCGTCAGTCATAGCAGTAGCAGACCTATCAACGTACACGAAAAAGGATTTATCAGCCGATACCAAAGCGGCGATGGTTGTTGCTGCCGTAAATCAGTGGATTTTCAATTACACTGGTCGGGTATTTGGCGCAACTGCAGTTATCGCAAATGAACCGCACGACTATAAGCCGGTTATTTGGTTGGATCACCAAGACGTACAGAGTATTCAGGCAATACGGATCGGCTACCCGAACCTATCGCAGCAAACTTTGCCGGCAAGCAACTACTTTGTCAATGAGTATGGGCGGCTAATGCTCAATCCTAGCGGCGATGACACGATTGCTAGGGGCAATTACGACCTTGTGAGCGTGGATTACACTTATGGTAAGGCTGCCGTGCCTGACGACCTCAAAATGGCTGCCACAGCCCTTGCAAACGATTTCTACTTGGATGAGGGCAGCAGTGCCGGCGCAATCACTATGGCTATGGTTGGGCAAATGCGCTTGCAGTTCAACGGAAAGGACAACTACAACCCGATCTTTGAGAGCTACCGCACGAGGCGTGGCTAATGAGGCTTTTTTATCACACCGTTGATGTCCAACGTATGGCTACCACTGGTCAGGGCATTTCAAAGGAAATGACACCGCTTTACACTGGTATTCAGTGCAACGTGCAGCCGGCAGACAACCAAACCGCTATTGATAACGGTTGGAACTTCGGGCAAGCCTACAACGTGTTCTTTGACGATGGCACTGACATCAAAAAGGGTGACAAAATCCTGTTCGGCGGTATGGTGCTGATCGTCCAAGGCACAAAGCCATTTACCGGATTGCCGAGATTATCGCACGTTGAGGTGTTGTGTCAGAAAGAGGAACAATAGATGGCTCAAGCCGCTAACGATAACGTCCGAATTGTGTTTGACGATAAAAAGGTCAGGCAAATGTTGAGTGTAGCACCGGAACGTGTCGCACAAACCGTTCACAGCCTCTTAGAAAAGGTCGGAATTATGGGTATGAGCGAAATGCGCCAGCAAACTGACGTTGGCGTGACCGGCGACCTACGCCGAGGCGAACACTATTTTTTCAGTGGCGGCGCAGAGGTTACGATTGAACCGACAGCCAACTACGCAGAGGACGTTGAAAAAGGCACAGTGCCGCATTGGGTTTCAGTAGCCCAAGGAACGCCGCTTTACAGATGGGCTATGCAAAAAGGGATCAACCCATACGCCGTTCAAAAGTCAATCGCCAAGAAAGGCACAAAAGCACATCCGTTTTTGCAGACAACCTTTGATATAATTGAGCCAAAGGCAAACCGCACTTTCAATGACGGCATAGACGAACTGATCGGACAACTCAATGGGTAAATCACTAGACATCAAGAACGCATTACTGACCAGATTGCAAGGTATGGGCGCAACGTCCAACGGCACGGTGCTGAAATCAGTACAGGACAATTCAAAGGGTGCGTTTGAGGGTTACCCTGCCGCACAGCTTTTGCCAATGCGGTTAGATAACTCTGTGCTTGCCAACCATCAGCAAGAGCGTGTCAGTGGCTACGTTGTTTTGCTGCACATCCCATTTGAGGACACCCCTGAAAGCGAAAGTCAGGCATACGACACAATGTACGATTTGGTTGATCTGATAACAGATACGATGGACACCGGCAGCTATGGTCTTGGGGTCGGTACGCTACTCTTGGAAACAACATTAGCGGATTACCAAGTGGCAACGATGAAAAATGGTGTTACACTATTAGTCAGAATAGACATAAAAGCTATGTATACAAAAGATGTTTAATAAGGTAGGATTAAATTATGAGCAAAGCAAAATCAGCCGATGAAATCAGCAACAAAGATATAGCCGCCGAGGTTATCACCCCAAAGCGTAAGTATTTTTTTCCTGACAAGCAGATCACCGTTGAAATCCCTGTAGGGGATGACGACAATAAAAATATGGAAAACGCTATCGCCGCAGCCGAAAAAGCTGAAAAAGGTGAGGCTGACGCTGTAGTTGGTGACGCTACCGATGGCACTGACAAAGACACAGCCACAGAGGGGGATGAATAATGGGAAACTTTATTGGTCGCCGAGTTGCAGTCGGCTTATCACAGGAAACCGTTAGAGGCACAACCGTTGCGCCGGCATTTTGGTTTCGTCACCTATCGCTAGATTTTGCACGAAAGACTAAAACCATCCAAAACAACAGTGCGATGAACCGTATGGAAGCCGTGAACGACAGTGCTTTGGTTCAGCAGTGGGGTGAGGGTAAACTTGAGGGCAAAGTTGGTGACACCGGAATAGGCTACTTGCTTGCTAACATCTTTGGTGCGCTGCCTACAAGCGCAGTACACGCCGCAGAAACTACCGTATTTGACCACACCTTTGCCATCGGGCAGACAAACACGCCGCCAACGATGACGATTACTCGTGTTGATCCTAACAGTGACCGCCGCCACGCTTACGGCACACTCAAAAGCCTTGAAATTGACGCACAAGCCGGTGATTGGGTAAAAGTTTCCGGTGATCTGATCGCTGACAAGGGTACGGACGCAACCGACACCGTAGCTTTCGTTTCAGAAAACGAGTTTACTAGCAAGCACATCACCGTCAAATTAGCCGCTAACCTAGCCGGACTTGGTGCAGCCGTAGCAATCAAGGCAAGCAGCTTGAAAATCAAGATTGACCGCAAGGCAGAACCGTACTTTGGGTTCAACGCCACTGATCCTGCCAACTTCTTTGTAGGCAGCTACGAAGTTACCGGCGAACTGGTCTTGACCTACGATGACACCACCTTTGAAACCTTGCACTACGGTAACACCATCCAATACCTGCAAGCCGTCATCAAAAACACTGATGTCAATATCGGTGTCGTACCAAGTAACCCAAGCCTGACTTTCAACGCACCGAAAGCCCGAATTGAGGACTGGTCAATGAGCAACGATCTTGATAAGGTAATTGAGCAGACACTAGCGTTCTATATGGAGTTTGACGTTTCAAGTGCGATGGCACTACAAGCGATCCTGACGAACACAAAGACCAACTACACCACCTAAGAAGTTCAGTAAACGAAAGGAACAGCAATTATGAGTGATCGCCGAGTAGCAATCCTAAAAAAAGTATCTTTGTCAGGCTTTGCCGAGGGATGGGGTGACGATTGTTACGTCACTGTTCAGCCGGCAAGCTATAAGCAGTTCAAAGAATATACCCAAACCAAAGTTGAGGAAATGGACGAGGCGCAGGGTATTGACCTAATTACAACGCTTGTGAAAGAGCAGTTTGTCAGTGGTCGCATTATGATTTTGGACGAGAACGACAAGCCGGTGATCGCCGATATGGAAAAAGGCGACCTTGATAGCCTTGGTATTGATATGCTCAACGAGCTATTTACAAAAATAATGGGGGTAAACTACGACCCAAAAGCTATAGGGACGGAAGTGACGAGCAGCAAGCCGTCCTTGACACCCGAAAACGATACCGCAGTGTCATCGTCCGAGATCAAGTCCCCAAGCAACCCAACGGACAGCCCGAACCCGAATACCAACCCATCCTAGACGACATTTTGATTGCCCGATATATGGAAAAATTGGGCATACCGTACTTGGTTGCAGTCCAAGAACCGCTTGAGGTCATCCGGCGGCTCGTGTTTATCTGGTCGCTTGATGGTGAGCGTGATAAACTTGAGGAGAAAAGGCGTAACCATAACAACGGACAAAATTGATGGCAAATGTATTACAAATCCTAATCCAAGCAAAAGACGAGGCAAGCCAAAAACTCAAGGACGTTGGCGTAGCAGCCGGCAAAGCCGGTGATGACGCTGAAAAGGGCGGCAAGGGTTTCGGATCGCTGACCGGCTCATTTGTAGCCGGTAATTTGATTGCTCAAGGTGTTACATCCACGCTTGGTTTCCTGAAAGGGCAACTGACATCAGTATTTGACGCAACTGACGAACGCCAAAAAGGTTTGGCACAGCTCAACGCTGTAATCAAGTCCACCGGCGATGTGTCCGGCGTGACCGCAAAGATGGCAACCGACCTAGCCGACAGCATACAAAGCACCACACCGATTGATAATGACGCAGCCCAAGCAGCCGAAAATATGTTGCTGACTTTCACCAATATCGGCAAGGATCAGTTCGGCGGCGCAACCAAAGCCGTTACCGATATGGCAACCGCTATGAACAATGGGCTTACGCCTAGTGCCTCACAGCTAAGTTCTACGGCGATCCAAGTAGGCAAAGCACTCAATGACCCGATTTTGGGTGTCACAGCCT